AACATTGGATAGTATCAACAAATCAATGCACACAGGCGCAACTTGAAAGATTTGCAGGACATTATGATAAGATAAAATACAATCCCTGTGCTCATAAAAAAGTACCGGATATACCGCTCCCGGATTCATTGCCTGCTATTTGTAACGTATCTCATTCGCCATTTAATTCATCTATAGAAGAAAATGGACTTGGTTATTTATTTGGTGATGTTTACTATTGTAATTGTATTGTTGCCTTGGGTGATATGACCCCGATAACAAATGATTTGATTTGTAGATTTGAAGATGATTTTGTCACGAAGTTTGCAGAAAAGAAATTTGACAAACCTGCCTGCCAGCGTTGTTTATGTAATGATAAAGTATGGACACGAATATGAAAACATTAATAGAACTATTTACAGAGAAAGGAAGTGAATATTACAATACCGATAAAGGGACAGATCATAATTATTTGAAGGATTATGATGAATTGTTTTTACCATTCAGGGATAAAGAAATAAATGTTTTTGAGGTTGGATTTTATCTCGGTGGGAGTTGTAAGTTATGGGAAGATTATTTCATAAAGGCTAAAATAAAGTTCATAGATATAAATCCAAATTGTATTCTTGAATCAGTTTCCGGCCGTGCTTCTTTGGATATTATGGATGTTATGAATCTGACTACTGATTATTTTGATACTTTCCCTCCTGATATTGCAATAGATGATAGCTTTCATACATTGGAGGGTCAAATTCATTTCATTAAAGTTACTTATCCTGCTTTACGTACCGGAGGCTTACTGGTAATAGAAGATATTATTGATTTAGATAATTATAAATCTGCATTCTTAAAATTAAATATTCCTTTTGAAATAATTGATAGAAGAAAAGAACAGATGCGTACAGATGAGGTTTTATTAATTTTTAGAAAATGAGAACAATACCAAAATTATGTCATATATATTGGGATAAGTCACCGATGGCATTGTTGCAAATATTTACAGTAGTGTCATTTCATAAATATAATCCTGATTGGAAGATAATTGTTTACCTGACAAAACAATCCTATAAAGAACTTGGGCCAAATATTTACGTTCCGGATTATACTGGACCGGATTATTTTTATATGATTGAAAAACTTGATTATGTAGAAATAAAAGAGATTGACCTGGTAGAATATGGAGTACCTCTCGATGCTCATTCTTGTCAGGGATCAGATAATTTCAGAAGAGAGATTCTTTATAGAGAGGGTGGGGTTTATTCTGATTTTGATGTTATATGGCTTAAACCAATGAGTGAATTTGTAAATATTGATTGCATCGGGGATGCCAATGATTTTGAGAGTATTGTTTCTTTTTATGAATACACTCATGGTTTTCATAATGTTTCAAATCTTATTTCAGAATCAGGAAGTTCATATATCTATTCATTGATTGAAGAACAACGTAAAGTAAAGCCACCTTATGATCATCAAGCATTCGGATCAGTAATGCTAAACAATAAATATCCTGATCTTAATTCGATAACAAGTAAATTCCCTCGCATTCTCGCTATTAAATATGAGACATTTTATCCGTATAATACATTTCACATGGACAAATTATTCGTTCATGAAGACCTGAATCCACTTAATAGTAAAAATGTGATGTGCATTCATTGGTTTAATGGTAATGGATTTAGTAAACAATATACTAACAGAAATAATTTTGATTTTGATTGTAGTATGACTACTATTCTTAAAAAGGAAAGATTGATATGATAGCATTAATATGCCCGACCGGAGCAAGGCCTGATCAGTTTAATCTATGTCAGGAATGGATGAGAAGGCAAACATATCAAGAAAAAGTGATCTGGATCATCATTGATGATGCTTTACCAATAAGCACTAATAATGTCAATGAAAATTTCCGTCAGAATTGGACTGTAATTAAAATTTATCCCAAACCTACATGGATTCGTGGTCAGAACACACAATCAAGAAATATAGAAGCAGGGATAAATTATTTGGAGACTAACTGCAAAGATATTGAGGCTATTTTTATAATTGAAGATGATGACTATTACAAACCGCAATATCTTGAAAGAATGACGGCACGTTTCGGGAGCGTAAAAGTATTGGGAGAAATAAACTCAGTCTATTACAATGTTTTTTACAGGAATTATTTTATAAACAGAAACACTTCTCATAGCAGTCTTTTTCAGATTGCATTCAAACCAGAAATGATAACACTATTCCGTTCATGTTTAAATCACCGTTTTATTGATTTTAATTTTTATGAAAAGCTCCATAGACAGTTATTTGTTAGTAATGGAGAGGTTGGTTTTTTCAATGAAAGTAATCTGGCAATGGGAATGAAAGGAATGCCGGGACGGGCTGGTATTGGCGCAGGACATACAAGACTTATGAATATGTTACCAGATCCGCAAATGAGTTATTTAAGATCACAAATACAAGATGATGCAAAATATTATGAAGGATATTACGGGCATCGTAGTTTCGCACAACACGATATCCTTACTAAAAGGCGCCGTTGAATCGGTCAGGAAATTCCATCCTGAAATGCTCATTATAATTATTGACGGATCAGATCCTGGTGATCCTTGTAGGAAATATGTTGAATCACTTTCGTCGCCCTTTACAATGTTAATGCTTTGTAATTCAAATATTGGACATGGCAGGGGAATGGATGCAGGGATTAGAATGTGTAAGACACGATTTGCTTTGATCTTTGATTCTGATATAGTCATGTTAAAAAGTCCGGCTGAACAGATGCTGTCAATGATGGAAGAAGATACCTATGGTGTTGGTTATACAGAAAAGTCAGGATTAGACGGTTATGAATATGGGGCTCACTCACATCATAAAGATCAGGATTTCATGTATATGCTTCATCCATTCTTTCATTTATTGCAGATCTCGGAATATTTTAAATTTCATCCGTATGTACATCATGGCGCACCTTGTTTCAAAGCTGCATTGGATATTCATAATCAAGGATTGACAGATAAAATAATTAAAAGATTCCCGGGATTAGGTCACACGCACGGTAAGGGATGGTGCTGGTCGGCCGTTCCCGGTGAGTGGATATTACACGATACAGCAGGAACACGAAATGATCGGGTAAAAAGAGGTAAATCAGAAATAGAAGGAAGTTGGGAGCGATAGTAGCAGTATTAGGATTAGGAGAATCACGGAACCTGTTTAATTCATCAGAGTATGACTTTTCAATAGGCGTTAATGATATTTGGAGATACTTCAAAACAGACTATGTGGTCTGTGTAGATTATCCCCGGGCTTTCATGCCGGACAGGATAAAGGTGATCAATGAATGTAAACCAAAAATATTTTTCAGTCAATTCTTTCAATGGGAAACAAGACCAGATTTTGAGAAGATACATATAGCAGCCGGTTATCCTGATTTTATTTGCAATTTAGATCAACTTGCTTATTGTAAATCTTATTGTAGTCCATTCATTGCCACGCAGGTAGCATACAAGAAGTTCGGGGCGACGGAGATTCATTTGTTTGGAGTTGACCTTATTAAGCATCCGCATCTTAATATTACATTGTGTGCCAAAATCAAAATCCATTTCAGAAACCTAAAGAAAGCGCTTGATGCGAAGGGGTGTAAATTGATAGTTCACGGCAGCGGAATACTTACTCTTGAATTATAAGGAGCAATTTATTCGCATTCCAATTTACCTTTGTCTTCATAATTAAACTACAAGACAATGAATCCAGTCGGATGTTGTTCATCTTATACTTATATTGATTTGGTGCTATATATTATCAATGATAACGAGTATCCGGATATAGCTGATGATTTTTATTACAATTTATTTGGCTGTGGAGGCAATTAACATGGAACCAGCAATCCTTAAAATATATGGAGACATCGGGGAGAGCATTCCCGATTCAATCTTTGCCGAAGGTATAGAAAATATTTCCTCTAAATCAATAACAGAATTTCTTGATGCTAATAAAGAGGCAACAGAACTTCATATCCATATTAATTCCCGGGGTGGAGATGTTCAGGAAGGCTGGGCAATACATGATCTGCTAATTAATTCCGGGAAAAAATTAAAAACCATTGGCGAAGGCAAGGTTTACTCTATTGCAACTATCATATTTCTCGTGGCGGAAGAACGGGAAATAATGAAAAATGCCGATGGTTTGATTCACAATCCATTTATTCCACCTTATACGCTTGCTGACAAATATGAATCAGATGATCTTGAAAAGATTGCTGAAGCATTAAAGCAGGAAGAAGAAAAAATACTTGATTTCTATGTGGAACGCACCGGGACTCCGGCCGATAAACTCGCAGAGTATATGAAGGAAGATACAAAATTATCAGCAGAAGATATGATGAGTCTTGGTTTTGCAACTAAAATAATTGAACCTGTTAAGGCATACGCAATTTTTAAACCGAAAATAAATTCTATTATGGATTCAAAAGATGTAAAAACATTCGGGGATAAGATAGATACTATCCTCGATAAAATTAAAGGGCTTTCAAGACTTCCTGCCATTGATCAGATTTTGAAAGACAAGGATGGCAAGGAGTTCAAGCTTGAAAAAGAAACCGGAGCGCCTACCATTGGTGACAAGGCTTCTCCCGACGGGACTTACGTTATGGCGGACGGCAAAACGATAGTCATAACAGACGGCGCAGTATCGGAGATCAAAGAACCTGTTGCAGCCAAAACGGAACTCGAACTGGCAAATGAGAAGATCGCTGTTTTGCAATCAAAACTCGATGCTGCCGAAAAAGAAAAGCCTGATCTTGTTGCTGTTGAAGCATCATTTAAGGACAAAGAAGCAAAAGCTATCGCTCTCGTTATCGAACTCCAAGGACTGAAGAATTCATGGACTCCTGAAGGAAGAACCAAATTCAGTTCTGCCGACAAAGTCGGATCGATTGATCTTAACAGGGTACGTGAATTGAAAGAAAAATTAACACCAAAAACCGTATAAAATGCCACAGACATCTCCTCAGTGTGGACACACACTCAATTTAGACAATCTTCATTTCACTCCTGACGAACTCAGGTCATTGAATGAACTGGTTGTAACTGCTGTTCTTGAAGCTCCGGAACTCAGTTCTTTCCATACTCTTGTTACCGGAATTAAGAACGACAGACGAATCGGGATAATCCCGGGAACATTCGGACTGGTAGGAAAAGCCGCTCAGGCTTGCGATCCGGAAGCTCAGTGTTATGAAGACGTAGCAGAAGAGAAGACATGGGAACCTCGTTATCTGGAAGTCATTATAGATATGTGCGTAGATGAACTGGCAGATACATTGATGAAGCTCGCAATAAAATGCGGGGTTGATCTCTATGATTTGACCAAGACTGAGATCTTCACGTTCATTCTGAACATTCTTTCAAAGGACATTTCAAAGATGGTTTTCCGCCATGCATGGTTTGGAGACCAGAATGCCGCACAACTTCCGGCAGGAATTTTAACTCCGGGGACTGATCCTGCTTTCTTCAATGTCATTAATGGCTTCTTTGTTCAATTAGCTGCTGTTTATGCAGCCAATCCATTACAGCTTGCAGCACTA